GAATTTGTTAACATACTTTGATCTACACCTGTAGTAGGTAATGATCTTTTAATTTTTTTTCTTTCTAAATAATGTGGTTCAATTACTAATCCTGTTTTTAGATTAGCTTTCATAGGAACCCATTGTTCTATTAATTTAAAAAGTGTATGATCAATATATTGTACTAATTTAATATAATCCCAGTAGTTATATCTATTTTTAACTTTTTTAAAATATATATCTTTTATATCAGATAAATCATTGTATATAAAAGATGTTTGATCTGATGGTAATGGTGAACCAATATAATCATCTAATCTGAATGAGCCTAATGTATATAATATGTCTTCATTTATTTCAGTAGTAGGTGAAAAATATACTCCTAAATCAGGATAATCCAAAGGTTGTCTGTCTAACGTAGACGTTTCTGATTTTAAATTAGGTAATAATATATCATCATCTATAGTACCTTCATCTATTCTAACTTTTTCACTTGTCATAGATTTACCAACTGTGTCAGGAGTAGGTAAATGGTGAGTTTCGATTACTTCTTCCCATTTTTGGGTAGACATATTACTAGTAGTAATTTTTTCTTTAAAAATTAAATTATTTATTACTACATTTAAATTAGAAACTTCAGATCTTTTAATTATAAATGGGTTTTCACCTGCAATAGAACTAGTTCTATTAAAAATATGTTCAACTGTATGGGTTCCCACTGTAGTATTAAGTGTAGTATTACTAATACCCTGATTATTTTCTATTACTAAACCTGAATCATGATTAGATTCAATAATATCATAGGTTAATGTATAAGTTCTACCTAATTCAACAGTATTAAGATAACCATTCCATTTATATATAATATAAGCATTTTCCCCTGCTGAATTGTTTTGAATTCTTATACCCCCACCATCTATAAAAGGATTAGGATCAAAATTGTTTGAATTTGCATGCCAAACTTTTGTATCATAAATAAATGAATTTGCATTAGAATATTGAATAAAGCTGTTTGAGAATTTAGTAAAATCACCGTATTCTATTAAATTAGAATTTATTAAATAATTTATGTCTTGGTTTGGATGGAAACTTGAGCTATCTTCTAAATCATTACTTCCTAAAGGTAATCTTAATACTACATTTTTATAAGATGAAGATGGAGTATTACCACTATACATAAATGGTTCAAGAGCATGTTTTGTAAGAGTATCATCTGAAAGAAGTTCACCATAATGATATTTTATTTCTTGAATAGATCCAGAATAACGTAAATTAGTTGGGGAGCTAAATGAATTTAATTTTAAACCAGCAGGTAGACCTCCTATATAGCAAAATCTAGCACCTGCTTTAGTGTCACCAAACTGTGTGAAACTAGCAACTCCATCAGTGTAGATATCTGCTCCCTGATTACTTCGTATAAAAGAATTATCTAATCCCCATGCATTAGCTTGAAAACTAAAAGTTAATCCATCAAAAAAATTAATTACTTTAGTATTAGTTTTTAAAAAATTAGATTGATATGCTCCAAATGTAGTTTTAACTTTATGTTCACTAAGATTAATTGGATTATTTTGAACTTCTTCAGCTCCAATAAAAATATTCCAAAAATCCCCATTATATACTGGAAAATAACCTGTATGTTTTTTTATCCTCCCATCATTAGTAATAAATGTTAATCTTCCATACTGAGTAGAATCTCCTGAAGATGATATATCATTTCCAATGTAAGGTTCTAATATAAGGTGGGGTTCTCTAGAAGTTTCTTTTGATCCAGATAATGAAAATAAATGATAATTTTCTTCTGATCTAAAAGGTTTAATTCTAAATTCAACAGTTTTAGCTGATGCTGAAATATCATTAGTGTAAGGAGATTGCCATTTAGTTTTTATAAAATATCCATTAAGACCAGAATCACCATTTAAGGCTAATCCTGATTTTTCATAACTAAATGTTTTGTATGTAGTTTTATCTCTAGTAGAACCGCCAAATTCTTTGATATTAAGTATAGTAGATGGAACACCATAACAACTCATGAGTGCTCTAAGACCACGCTCAGTACCTTTAGTTTTTAATAAATAAGGCGCATTATGGTATAAACGTTTCCAAATTTCTTTAGTAATATCTCCTTTAGGTACTGAACCTGCATTTGAAGCCGTTACTAAAGATTGGGAAACTGGAGTATCATAAAATATACTTCCTGATGTCCCCTCCCCTAATATATATTCTATTAAATTTGAATTTTCAAATTGATCAAATGTTTCTAAACCTAAACTTTTTAAAGAAAGATAAACTAAATCTTTTGATACACCTTTTAAATTATCTGTATTATTAACTTCAGTAAGATGTTTTATGTAAAGCCAAGTTTGATCAAAATGTTGACCTATCATATTTACAAAAGTATTATAAAATGAATTGTCAGGATTTTCAACTATATGATTAGGAATAAAGTTTATTAAATTATCTTTATTTTGTCTATCATATAAAGAAGCGGATAATAGTTGCCCACCATAATTTGGAAAACTATCTTTTTCATCCCCTATCCAAGTTTTTACTTGAGAAGAAGAAATTGAATATAAATTATAAGGAGAAGTAGTATTAGATTTAGGCCAAGATGCAAAAGATCCTGAATTGTAATATAAAAATCTTTCATAACCATCAAAACCTTTAACTAAATTAGTTTTTTTAGTTTTAATATCTTCTTTATTATTTTTAATATGAATTGAAGAAGATGTTATTCCTGTAATTGAATTTAAATTCAAAATTTGGGAATCATACAATTCAAGCAATTCTATTTTATAATGAAAATTTTTTAATCTTTCTTCAGCACTACCAAAATGAACAAAATTTTCAAAATGATATGCAGATTTATCAATTATAGCTTCATCACTAGATGATATAGGAGGAATATAATCATACACTACATTAGGTATGTCCTTTTTTTCTAACTGATTTAATAAATTTTGATAAGATGAGGTTAGTGTATATTCTAAAATTTCATCATAATTTTTATAACTTGAAGGAACACTATTATTTAACCTAACATCTATTTTAAAATTAGGACCTTTTAAATCTATACTATCATCTATAAAATCTATGCCTCCTAAATCAATATCTATTATAATAGAATCTGATATATCAGTTACTATATTAAAATTATTATTTAAAGATAATTCATTAGGTAAAGGTTGAGATAGTTTAATTAATATCTCATGTTTATTTGGATTTTGGTTTAATATTAAATTAACACCAGGAATATTTTGATTTTGACCAAAATTTAAAATAAAATCTACAAAAGAAATTGAACTTTCTATTTCACTTATAAATCCTTGAACTGCATTGCCAAATTCAGGATTATTAATATTTCCTGCAATTGCTCTAAGTTCAGTTCTTGATGGTGAAATTTCTTTTAAAGTAAATATTTTAGATAGAGTATTAAATATTTTTTTACGTTGTATATTAAATACTAATCTATATTTACCTGAAAGATACCCGTTAGTATTTAATACCTGTACGGGGTCCATGTTAATATCTTTAGGAGTAGGTTGAGTGTAATTTGTAAAATTACTTACTGAGGATAATAATTGATTATTTTGATTAAATATATGTAATTCTATATAATCTTGAGGCAGACCAAAATCAAAACTTAATGTTTTCTTTACTACAGAATTATTAAGATTTAATCTTTGTTGTGTTGATATGTTTTGTATTTCAGCCATCAATTAAATAATTTATTGTCCTTGTCCCATATTTGGGGGACCTGGTAAATTTACATTATAAGGTGATAATTCACCATCTTCTAAATTAATTCCGGGAAAAAATTCTATAAAATTATTATCACTCCATTTTCCTTCAAATTCACTTCTTTCTGTTTTACTAACGGGGTTATTAACAGCTGTTTTAATATCTGTTATAATACTATAAGTATTTATATTTGCATCTTTTAATAACATCCACATTCTTCTATATCTTACTACTGTATCTCTAATAGCATCTAATTTATTATATGGTTGAATAATTTTTTGTGTAAGATTATTAATGTAAGATACTTGTTTTTGATTATTTCCTAAAAGTTGATCTAATAATATTTGTCCATTAGTTCTCTCTTCTTCAGTATAACCATATTTTATATCCCTTGAATATTCATTTCTTAATATTTCTATTTGTGTTTCTTGTCTCCAAGCATTTTTAATAGCATCTTTTATAATTGGAACTCCTTCATTAATAAGATTTATTCGATTAAATTCTCCCACACCACTATTAAGATATTGTCCCCACCAAGAATTATTTGTTATATTATCTATTGATACTTGGTTTTGTTGAGTTATATTTTTTTCTAATCTTCGTTCTGCATTTTTAGCTCCTGGATAAGCTATATCTTCTATATCTAAGTAAGATCCTTTATCTAAACCATCTATAATAGTTTTAGGAACTGCTAAAACTATATCATCATATGATGTGGATACTGGAAAACCTAAAGAAGCTTTTAATGCTAAGAAAACATCACCATCATAACCACCTATTACTTTTCTTGCTAAACCTCTATCCATATAATGGATATTGTATCCATGAGGAGTTCCATCTGTATCCATAGGTGCTAATATAGTTCCATTAGAATAAAATGGATTTTCATTTTCAGTTTCATTAAGTTGCTCTGTAAGTCTTATTATTTCCTCTCTAAGTGTATCAACTTCTACTTGAAGGGGATTTTGATAACCATTTACATAATCTTGACTTTTATTTATTAAAGTAGTATGGGATTGATCTCCAGTTTGGGGGATATTATAAAATAAATTATCATACATAGAAAAAAATCTATTAAGATTTATTGGATCTTTTGTCTTAAATAATTCAGAAAATGACTTATCAATAAACTCATTAGCTGATTGAGCCCCATAAGTTACTTTAGATGTTTTTATATTTTCTTGAGCCATTATCTAATTACTTTAAAATGATAATTATCATCATATATTTGTGTACCATCATTATTTATATGTTTAAATAAAATACGGTAGTATCTCTCTGGTTGTAAACCATTCATATATAAATTAAAATACATTCCATTATCATCAGCACTTAATTTAGTACAATTATCATCAAATGGAATTACTATTTCTTCTGTGTGAGCATCTCTAATACTATAATAGGATGATGTTGTAAAATATCCAGGATTTAGATAATTAGATGATGATGTAAACTGACGTGTAGGATATTTATCTCTTACATGTAATTTAATTTTAGCTACATCATTTTTATTATATTTATCTTTATTATTATATAATGATACATTTAAATCTCCTGAGAATTTAGCAAATGATTGTGAATTGTGTATACTATCATCCCATTTAAAAGCTAAACGAGGGGGGTAAATTGTGTGGGTGTCTACAGAAAAATAACTTAAGGTACCTCTACTACCTGATACATTTTCTTCAACAGAATCTGAATTTTTAATTATGAAACCATAATTAGGTATTCCTATAGGGTAATTTTGAGAATTAAATAAACTAGAACTAAATTTTTGGACTATAGAAGTTACATTCAAATCTAAGTCTAATATATCAGCATTAGAAAATAGTTGGGTACTTTTAAATTCACTACCTGTGTACCATTCGCCCCCACCTAATGTTAAACTAATATTAGGATTTATTGATCCAGTTGAACCATTACCAAAATTTGATGTATTCCATTTACTTTTTCTAATTGAATTATCTCTATATATCCAAGAACATCCATTAGAAGAAGTAGGTAAATTAGAATATCTTCCTGTTCCTTCATTCCATGAACTAGATAAAGGAAATACTTCTATAGAATGTTCTAATGCTAAATTTTTATGTTCAGTAGAAAATAATTGTAAACTTGAAGTAAAATTATTAGAAGTTAAACTAATAGCTTCTCGTATATTATTATTTGAAAATTGAATTAAAATTCTTGAGGGAAAATATATTTGATTAGTTATTCCTTTTTCTTTTACTAATTCAAGTATTTCATCAACACCCGTATTCATAGTATCTCTATCAGGATGACTATATATAGTTGTATCTTTTTCGGGAAATATAAAATAATATGCCATATTAGTATGTTGTTACGCGTCCTTTAATATCAGTATTTGGATATTTTAATTCAAATATACTTGGATCCATTGAAGGATATATTACACCTTTTTTAGTAGCTCCATTAAAATCATATTTATACTTTGAATATCCCAAACTAGTTCCATTTTTATTATTTAATTCTACTTTTTCAACTGTTTGTACTCCTATAACTCCTGCTATTAGATTAGTTATTTCAGATATAATAATAGGTTGATTAACTTGCCATTTATCTATATTAAAATAATCTTTTAATTCTGATATACAATTTAATATAACTTCTTCATTATTATATGTTTTAAATGTGGTAATTTCAAAATCTAAATTAAAATTAATTACAAATGCATCTTTAATATTAATTGCATCTGTTAACATTCTATATTGTTCTAAATAAGTAGATAAATTAGTTTTTGTAGCTGTGTTTAGGGAAGTTAGATGTTTATTTTTATCATATCCTAAAGTATATAAATTTAATGCTGAGGGATTAGGAATCTTTCCAGGTTCAGTAATTAATGGGGAAATTTGATCATCTTGAGTAATATAAGCTTTAGCTACTCTACCAAATTTAGGGGGTAAAGATAAAGTTCTTATTAAATAATCTTCTTTAGTTACAGTTCTTTGTTGGGCTGAAAAATTAGCTATAGTATTTAATCTAACATCTTCTACACTATCACCATTACTACCACCTATTGCTGCTTCAGAATTAGTTGATACTATTGAAGATTCTACAAAAGTTAATAATGACCCATTTAAATTAGGTTTATTAGAAGTAATTAAAGATTCAGGTTTAGTTATTGTATTAGATTGAACATTAGAATTTAAACCTCCTCCTACTAAATATGTTACTGTTAAAGTAGTGTTAGAAGGTGCTTGTCCATATGCTCTAGTTAAAAGAAAATTAGAAGGATCATAAGCTACATCTAATTTAGATCTTCCATCTTTAATTCCTAAACCTATATTATCAGGATTGGGAATAATTTGTTCATCTGCTTTATCACTAGTACCTGCACCAAATTGGATTTCTAATTTATTATTAGTTTTAAATCTTGAAATAAATCTTCTAGAAGATTGTTTTAATTTTAAAAGATAAGGAGTTTGATTATTATATTGTTGTAATTCAGGGTCATTTGCTCCTATATTTTCTATTTCTTCAAACATTGTATCTTGTGCTAAGTAAGGGACTTCACTCCATATATTTCCCTCACTATCTACTATAGATTCAATTGATATAATATTATTATCAAATAAAGTTAAAGTTTTAAATTTTTCAGCAGATCCCACAGTAAATGGCTGGGTTTTTACTTCTCCTGATATAGCTTTAGTAGTCTTTTTTAATAAAAAATATTCTGGATTTTGATTATTATCATATTGATAAACACTTGTTTCTAAAGGATCAAATAAAGAAGAAAATTCAAAATCAACTTCATTATTAATATAAAAAATAGGACCTTCAGTTGATTTAAATGTTGAATTAGGTTTAATTTTTAAAGTGTAATCTAAATCAGGTTCATATAATTGATTAGTAGTAGTATCTCCATTAGCATTTATAACTGTTCTATTAGAAATTTTTGAGGGAACTAATTGAAATATATCTAAATTAGTACTTGCAGCTGTAGTTACTTTAGGTTTATAACCCATAGCATAAGCTAAATTATATAAATTTTCTTTTTCTTGTGCTAATGTTAGAAAAGATTCTCTTAATTGAGTGTCAGTATAAAAAGATAAAACATCTCCTACATAAGCTGCCATTTCAATAAACATCATTCCTGGATTACCTTCACTAAAATCATTAAAATTATTAGGAAAATACACTTCAGCAAATTCCATTAATTGCTGTTTAAAAGAATTAAAATCTTTATTAAGATATTTTATATCTTTTTCTTGCGTTTTATTTGATACTTTATTATAGGCCATTAGTTAAAATTAAGTTGTATAGTATCATTAGATCCATCTAAATTAGATTTATATGATATAGTTATATATAATTTATGTTCATCTTCAATAAAGTTAACTTGTGTTTCTATTAAAGATATTTCAGGAATATAAAAATTTATTTGTTGATTTATCTTTGAATTTAAATTTTCTTGATCTATATTTGATTCAAATAATAAACCTTTTAAACCTATTCCATAATTAGGTGTATATAATCTTTCTCCAGGTTCAGTTAATAATAAATTTATTAAATTAGTTTTAATTTGTTCTTTAACTGTTTTAGTTCCATTAAATAAATTAGTTTCATCAAGAGGAAAGGCAATTCCTATAGTAACATTTTTGTTAATATCTAAAGGGTTAATTTTTTTATTTCCTCTTAAATAAGCCATTATGGTCTACTATTTTTTTTCTTATCTATTGCCCTCATTAATTCACGATAATCTTTATTTACAACATTAGATACTACAGTAGGCATTGGTACTTCTGGTATTAATGTTGATTCAAGATTTGTATTACCTTGGGCTGTTTCGTTTAATAAATCATTTAATGCCCCATTAGATGTAAAATTCTGAGATATAGGTTTACCCATGATTTTTTCTTTTAAAGAAGTTTGTACACTTGAGGGAATTGGGTTACCCATTCCTGTAGCTGTTATATTACGTTGTGTTGGTTGTTCTACAATTGTAGATGTGAATTCATCACGTAAATCTTCTTTAAGTGTTTTAATTTCGCGTCGAAGAGCATAATCTATTTCTTCTCTTACAACTTTTCTAATTAATTTTTCGAAAACTGTGGCTTTCATATTAAGTAATGTTTGTTAATAAATATAATTAAATTAAATTTTATTGAGTGTATCGTCTATATCCTTTTTTAGTACCATTTTCTGTTTCTAAAAAGTCTATATATTCAATTCCATTAGTATCTCCTACTTCCTCAGCAACATCTGGATCTAATCCATCAAGTAATTCATCTACTTCACCATCATTATTTAAATTACATACATTTAAATATTGACTAAAATAAGTGGCAATAAGAGCCAATATACCATTAATAGCAGATATTAAGGGATTTACAGCATTTATAGCTATATCTACTAATCTAGTAGGACTAAGGATATCTTGCAGAGTTTTATTAATTTTAAATTTAAATGTTGCTATAGTTCCTTTAAATTCTTCTTGTTTTTGTTTAGCCCCATCTATTAAATCTTTAAACTTAACAGTTTTAGCACCATCAGCAAATTGAGCTTTTAAAAATTTTATTGCTACTTGAGCTACTCTTCTTACAATTGAAAGAGTAAGTATTAAACCTTCCATTATATCTAAATAGCCTAACATTCTTTCAACAAAATCTCTAATTTTTTGGATTTGTTCTTGAATACTTTGTAATTTTTCTTTAGCTTTTTTTAAAAAATCTTTAGCAACTTCTAATCCATCTTCAATTTTTTTCTTTAAATCTTCCATAAATTTTTGCCCTTCTACACTACAAGCTAATTCTTTACCTTGTTTAATTACTTCATCTACTAATCGTTGTTTAATATTTTCTTTAGTAGGAATTAAGGCTTTATATTTTATAAGTTGCTTTCCAGCTTCCTCTTTTAATTGCTTATTAACATTTTTAAGCATTTTTTCACTAGTACTATCTAATGTATTTAATATTTTTGTAGCCATTATACTAAATTAATTTGTTTACTTTTAATTTCTTTAATTCGTTCTTTTAAATCTCCTGTATCTTTTAATAATTCTTTTATTTTATTTAATGATGCAGGACTAGGAGTAGTAGGAGCTCCTAAATTACCTAGTTGATTTATTTTTCCTGTTTGAAAATCAAGTAAAATTTGTTCTAATAAATTTATTAGATCAATTAGCCATTGTTCAGTTGAATTTCCTAATAATGCAGGTTCATTAGCTAAATCACCATCTGCTTTTAAACCTAAATATATTTTAGGTGCATTAACTATAAATTTACTATTTTCTTCTTCTCCAGTGTCAAAATGAAAACTTCCATTAGTACTAAAACCAATAGCTTTATTTGAAAATAATAGTATAGAATCATCCTTAGCGTTAAATATTAAACGATCTGAGGTAATTAATATTTGCTTACCACTATATTTATCTGGTTGTGTTGGTGTATAACTCATTATGTTAATAAATTTTGGTTAGCATTAGTCCAATCACCATCATCTGGTTGCCAATGAGTATATTTATTATTTGTTGTACTTGGTTGTGCCCCTCTATCTCTATAATATTTTGATAATTCAGGATTTGATGTAAATAAAGTTAATTTTTTTCTATTTACATTTTGTTCATATGCTATATGAATCCAAGATGATTTTGGTTTTGGAAGAGTTCCTTTTTCAGGTTTTTCCCAAATCATTTGTTGCCATTCGAAATTTGATTTTATATAATTAAATATTTCTGAGGTAGGTACATTTAATACTTGTATATCTGCTGCTTTTCCAAATGAATGAGGACCTTTTCCACTCCCCCCTACTTTTAAATCTAATTCTTCACATCTATAACATGATGTTATTATCATATCTTCCCCATATTTTTCACGTAAAGGTGTTAGTATATTTACTGCTAAATTTTCTAAATTAGTATTTACCGTATCATAACTTTTACCTGAATCTCTTCCTGGAAGGTTATTTATATTATTTGCTATAGCTGTATCAGAATATATTAAATCATTTAATGTATATACTCCATATGGTCCTAATTCTGTTAAAACATCTTCTGTAGTTGTTCCTTCTTCTGATCCTGATGGGATTACTATAGGAATTGGATTATCATCTGGATCTGGAGGAATAGGTATTAAATCTTCAGATTGAGGAGTAATTTCATTAGTATCTGTTTCTTTTTCTACTTCATAAAAACCAACATCCCCACCTGCTTCTAATACTTCTGCTTCAAAATCTCCAAATGGATCATTTGAAATTGGATTAGAACTTGTTGGAGTAGGTTGAATACTAGGAACATAAGGTTCACTTTCATCAATAAGAAATTCCTCATTAGATATAGGTGTAGAAGGTGTAGGTTCTATTACTACTGTATTAGCTGGAACTTCTGTAAATTGGATTTCTATAGGAACTGGGGCTATGAAATTAGCTCCAAATGATTTTTGATTTATAGATGCAGGAATAAAATTAGAAAGTTGTTGGGTAGAAGTCATATATAATGAAGAATTATCATTATTAATATCTTCTATTGTTGGAATCCATCCTGTAGTTAAATTTTTATCCTGACCGTTTCTTATAATAGTAATGGGATCTCCTATAGATCCTGTTGAACTCCATGGATTATTAATGTTACTAGTAGATCCAAATCTAATAGAATTTCCAAATCTTCCTTCTATAATATTATCACCTTCATAAGGTAATAATGATTTGATATTTAATTGTTCATTAAAATAATTTCCTAAAGGTATTTGTGGTGAATCTGATGGAGATTTAATTATACCATTTTGAGTATTTTCATAATCTCTAATAGTTGTGACCTCTTTTAAACCTTTTACTGTGGGGAGAGCATTATGATGAGGACTATTCCATACATTAATATTGGGAAAATAATAATTAGTAATAGAATTAGGAGTATTATAAATTTTCTTATCGTTAGCACTGACAATTAATACTATTTCATTTATAAGAGGATAACTTTTAATAAAAGAAAAAAGTGGTTTTGCAGAACTAGCAAATTTTTCTGATTCTAAAGGGGTATCATCTTCTATTTTAGTATAAAAAATAGTACCTATAGAATCATAATCACCAAATTCATTAAATTTAGGATGATTTTCATCTAAAATGATATCAATAACTCTTACAGATATTAATCTTTGACCTGGTTGAGTAACAGCAGATAGTAAATCTGATGTATTTACAGATGTACTTTTAATTACTGCCATTATCTTTTTTAGGTCCTTTTTCTGTTTCTTCTATAATATCTTGTAATTGACTCATTTCTTCTTCAGTTAACATATCACTACCACCACTTGTAGCATTTCCTGTAGATAAGCGTTGTACTATGGAAGCCATTTTTAATAAATGATCATCATTTTTAACGCTAATTTCCATATATTCTTTAATTAATGGAACAACAACAGTAGCATCTCCTAAATTTTGGATAAGAGGTCTTAACTCAGCTATGAGTTGGCCAATTTGTTTACCTTTTTTCTTTTGATTAACATGAATCTCTTTAAGAAGATCAGAAAAAGTTTTGTCGTCAAATATTACTTGATTTAATGAATCCATATTGTATTTTGTTATAAATATAGATTTTTTAAACTTTTACATACCCCGTTTTATCATATTCAGTATATAATTCATGGTATTTTTTCTTAAGTACTTTAGTTACTTTAGTAATTACGGGGGTATCTACGTTTGTAATTTCACGAATATAAATGTAAAGGGCCTTTTTATTAAAAATCTCTAAATTTTCTCTACGTTTAAATAAAATATTAACAGCATCACACACTTTTCTATCATGGTCTTTTTTAAATAACCTAAACATATGTTTATCGATGTATGCTGTGAAATAATCTATAAAGTCTTTCATGTCTTCTTTACGTTCAGGACGTCCAAGTTCATGAATTACTTTATTATCTTCATCTGCCGCTAATACATCTGTGGTAATTTTTTTCTTTTTATAATTTGTATTATTATAAAGAATAAGATAATTTTTACCTACAATTGAAAAATAACTAAATGCTTTAGAACCTTTAGTTGGGTCAAAATAATGAAGTTTTTCTAAAAGAAAACATACAACTTCATGTTTTAAATCTTCTAATGATTCAACTTCTGTATAATAAAATTTAAAGGTATGTATAAGATTTTCAGCTAATTTATAAAACGAATAATTTATACGGTTGTTAAATATCTTATTTCGAGTCGCTTCATTATTAGAAGCTAAATATTCACCAATAGCTAATTCAGTGTCGTGGGTAAAATACATTCTAGTACTTTTTCTTCCACGTTTCTTTTTTGGAGTAGGAGAACCGACATTTGCCGGTTCTTTTTTTTCTGTTTTGCTCATTTATTATTTCATGCGAAATTCATTTAATGCTTCTTGAATTTTTTTAACTTCTTCAAAAAACCAACCAATTTCGTCATCTGCGTAAAATACCCCTTTTTGATCTACTTCTTTTAATCGGGCATCGCAAGCTGCAATTGCTTCGCTTTGTTTATTTATAAAATCCTCCATCGCTTCATTTTTCTTAATAAGATTTCTTATTGCAACAAAAGATGCTGAAATCGATAGAGTTAATAAAATTACTAAAATTATTTCCATTTAATCTTCTTTAAAAAACGAATCAATAACACCTAATGTAGCTGCTGATAAGTTTGGATTATTTGCTTCGTTTACGGCTTTAGACTTACGTTGTATTTTATCTGCTTTAGAGGCGTTTTTAGGTTTTGAAGATGGTACTGAATTTGTATTATTATTCCATTGTTCGAATTCAATTTGGGCAGCCATATGATCTGCTTGATGCATTAATAAAGGTAAATGAGTACGTAAACGGGTTTCTTTTTGACCAGACATAAAGTAAAATTTATTTGACTCATCATATAAACCATCATGAATTTTAATTGTAATAAACTCATTTTGGGTTACTTTACAACCAATTTCCTGTAATATAAATAAAGATCGTTCAGGCACTTTCATAGCAGGTATGTCAGTATTAAATTTATAAATCATACCTAATTTATCTACGTGCCATTGAGAATCGTTGGGTTGGTAATATTCACCTTCTTGTTGACCCATTTTACCTAAATCATGAAATAATGCGGCAAAACGCATTTCTTCTATTGTATATGTATCCATATCACCGCC